TCACTCTTCACTCTTCACTATCTTCCTAAAGGCTGGATTATAGAGGGCTTCTTGGTCGTATTGCTTACGTAGGCGGTAGATGGTCGATGGAGCGCGCCCCAGCAGCAGGCAGAGCTGGGAGACGGTGGCACCCTCTTGGCAGGCTAAGTGCACCAAGAACAGGCGCGCATACAGGTGCTTAGGCACTCGACTGGTCGAACATATCTCCTGTGCCAAACAGCCCGTCAGCCGGCAGACCTTCGTGAGGATTTGCCCAAGACGCTCATGGCTCAGCCCTGCGGGACAACTCGCTGACTCACACGAAGAAGACCCGTTACTTTCCCTCTCTTGCAAAGGATTCTTGGCCTTCTCAAAACTATAGCGGATGCTACCCCCCAAGGCCTGAACGGTGGTATACAAATGTACAAAAACTTCTCGATAGGATTCCTCTATCGATTCTTCTGGAATGGTAATATAAAGCATTTTTTTTAATGATTAATTTTTAATGATCAATGGTTAATGATCAATGTTCAATGGTTAATGATTAATTTTTAATGATTAATGATCACCTGTCAATATGGGCGATTTGCAAATCGCCCCTACAATAGAACGCAAAACCCTCATGCCAATATCAATGATTAATGATCAATGTTCAATGATTAATGACTTCTGCTCACTGTTCACCACATACCCAAGCTCATTCGCTTGGCTACACTTTTCACTCTTCACTTTTCACTCTTCACTCTCCCCTGCCCTCTGTTCAAAAAAGTATTTCAAGGCGATTTCTTTTTTCAGGGCGATTTCCTCATAGAGGGAGGCGGAGGGGTTGTATCTGGGTCTGTTCTCCTTGCAGAGTTCGAGTCGTTCCTTCTGGTAGCGAGCCTGTAGGAGTTTTTTTTCCTCTGGGGAGAAATCAGGGAGTATGCCCACCTGCCGCATGGCATCGAAGAGCCAAGAGCAGAACAGGGGCATTTGTCCGGTTTGCAGGTACTGCTGCTGCATCTGGTGGGCGAGTGCTTCTATGCGTTCTCGGGAGGGAGGTGCAGGGGGAGTCTCCTCTCGGGGAGTCCTCTCGAGGGAGAGGTGAGGATGGTTTTGGCGCGTTTTCCTCAGCCAAGAGACATACTTGGTGAGTACCTGAGCTATATAGGGAGCATTGATCAGGTTGTAGTGCGCCGTAGCTTCCCCCAGCTCCCCATAGCGCTCGAGCTGAAAAGCCTTGTGAAGCTCCTCCAAAGCCAAGTGAGCAAAGCGGCTACAGATAAGGTTGGAGATATCCTCCTTATTCATGGCATCAATAGTGCCCTTGATACCTATCAAAGCCGCATGCTGAGTGACAATCAGCCCAATAGCCATACGGGCTACCGGCTCGGGTTGTTCTCGCAAAGGAGCAAAGTCCCTGAGCTTCTCGACAAAGCCCACAGGAGAAAGCCCATTACCAACCTTGGAGATTTGCGCTAAGAGAAGCTGCGGTTTGTCTTCCTGCCACATAAGTGTTGGCTTGTGTGGTATTGTTGTTAGTCTCTGCGGACAAGATGTTTCCATTTTCATCGATAACTAAGGATTGAGATTGTTTGTTTTTGGGGAAAGATGGCTGTTTGTTCTCATGGGAGCGCCGTGTTTCCCAGTGTCGTATAGCAGCGCGCCAGTCCTTCATAGGCTGATTCCCCACGCGCCAGCCCTTGGAGGCATAGAAGCTACAGAAGCTCTCAGGGGAGATATCATTGCCGCGCTCCCTACAATAGGCTGCCACTTCTGCAGGAGAGGGAGGGGTGAATGCCTTGGCCGAGGATTTTTCTTTTTCTTTTTGCGCGGAATTTTTTTCTTTTTCTTCCTTAAGCGTCTCTACCGAAAGCTCTTGAAAATCAATTTCTTCGATGCCACTTTTTTTTACACTCGCGCTTTTTTGTTTCTTTTTTTCTAAAAAAGAAAGATCATTATCATTATCATTATCATTGACATTATCATTATCATTAAGCGATAAATTTTTCGGGGGGCGATTTTTCTTATCGGGGGGCGATTTTTTCATCGCTTGGGCGATATCCTCAGCATCTTCTAAAGAAAGAGCTCCTTTGAGCACTTTCTGATAAAGATCTTTATGCCATCTCTTAAGATTTCCCATGCGCCCACTCACTTTACTTGATACGACTGTTTTATGATACTTATCTTCATCTCTATCAAGGGTTTGTTGTATAAACCCGAAGGCGATTTTTGCCATAGGCGAGAGCGTAGGCGTTTTGCCATTGAGGGCATACTGGGCTACTGCTTGGTACAGTTCGAGCTGAATCTCAGCGGGTAATTGCTCCATTACGTTGAGCCAATCACGATAAAATACAAATGAATCCTTCATAATAATCAATGTTCAATGACTAACGATTAATGATCAATGAGTAATGAGTAATAGACTACTAATCGACATTAAAAACGTTGCAAAATTACAACATTTTGAAGCCGAAAACAAGAGATTTAACATATAAGAGGGCAGCGGAGAGTGAAAAGTGAAGAGTGAGCAGAGGTCATCAATCATTAATCATTGACATGTTAGCACAAGGATTTTGCATCCTGCTGTAGGGGCAATTTGCAAATCGCCCTTGTCTGTGTTGGCAGTAAGTAGTGAGCAGAGGTCAGTGAACAGAGGAAGTTAAATAGAAAAAATCGATAGTGGTATAGAAAAAAATAATAAAAATCTATTGGTCAAAGAAGAAAACCACCCTACCTTTGCACCGTCAAAGAAACAAAAAGATAAATTGTTTTTCATATATTAGATTTTGTGGTTAGAATTGGTAAAAGAGAGCTTGCGCTCTCTTTTATTTTTTACCGCTCACTCAGCCTAAAGTCTTGCACTTTCATAGGAACACGTTCGGGGTCGTTGGTATTGGCGCGGAAGGTAACAGGCTCGGAGCTCTTGTAGCCTGAAGCACTCGCCTGTAGGGTATAGTTATGATCCACTTGTAGCACTACTGTATACCCCCCTTGAGTATCGCTTGGAAGGGACTGTTGATCCCCTGTGGTAAGGTCTTTCAGGGTAATCATCCCGCCTGCTATAGCCACATGATTACGCCTATTCATCAGTGTACCAGACACTTTGTAAGTAGTAGGACGCTGCTGTATTCCCTCCAGTGGATCTTCTAAAACAGAAAAGGGAAGTGAGGCCGCCACTACACTCCCCCCTACTATTGCAGTAAGCAACCCTGCAAAAAACAACTTTTTCATATTTATTACATTTATTTTTTCTGAACTACAGGGCAAATATAAAAATTTTTTCATTGTTTATGGGCTTTATTTTGTTAATTGTATTTATTTTAACAATTTTTAGAACCTGAAAACAAAGCTCTCTGTATGGGCGATTTGCAACAAGGGCGAATTGCAATTCGCCCCTACAACGTGCGCAAACATACTCATACCATGCCCATGATGTTTTTTGTGTATTTACATATTTGCGAACGTCCAGAAAACACACGTGTAGGGGCGAATTGCAATTCGCCCTCCTACATGGGTGAATTTGAAATGTGGGCGAATTTGTAACAAGGGTGAATTTGCAATAAGAGCGAATTCCATCACATACTCCGCTGCGCCAGCTCGCGGACTTTGCCCCTACGACACACGCAAAAAACCTCATGCCAATATCAATGATTAATGTTCAATGATCAATGATTAATGACCTCTGCTCACTTTTCACTTTTCACTTTTCACTCTTCACTTTTCACTGCCCTCTTCCCTCCCACTTCTATTCTCATTTCTCACAACGACTCTTCTTGACTTGTACATCAAAAATGTTGTACTTTTGCATCGAATTTAAAACAGGTCTTAGGCGTTAGTCTACAAAACCCTAAAACCCCATAATCCTAAAACCATGAACAAAGAAGAATTTTTATCGCTCTTGACAGAGAAATTTTCAGGAATGGATGCCGCTCACTTGGAGTCCTTAGCGGCTTCCTTGGCTGCCCAACAGCCTGATGCTCACCAAGGACAAGCCTTGGTCAATAAGCTCACCACAGAGCAAGTGGCGGACTATCTTGCGGCAACAACCCCCACCCCAACAGGCACAACTCCCTCTGTAGCAGGGGATACCCCAAGTGCTGCGGACTCCTTGGACAAGCGTATCGAGGAGAGTGTACGAAAGGCTGTGCTGGCTTTCGAACAGCGCCTAAGCCTATTCGAGACACAACAAAAACAACAGCTACAACACAACCGCCTTCAGGAGGTACTCGCCCAGTGCCAAGATAGTAATTTCCGCATGCAGAGTCTCCGTGACTTCCCCCTAATGCACTTTGCTACCCCTGCCGATTTCGAACAATATTTACAACAAAAGAAAAATGACGTACAACAAGCAAATCAAACCCTCGCCAACAGAAGCTTGGCATTACAACACCCACCTTTTTACACCAAGGAGACACCGCGCCAGAATGTCTCTCCTGCGGTGGTCTCTTTTATCCAACTCCAAGCCAACGCGCAGCAACAATTCAAAGGAAAACAAGTATAACTCTTTTACCAACAACGACCTATGAAATTACACATTACCGAATCCTACCCCTCCCCAGGTCTTTTTATGCACACCCTGGCCGACCTCTCCGGTGGGGTAACCATTACAACAGAGGTTTTAGGGGGTGCTAAACTGATCGCAGGAACGCCTATCGGCAAGGACTCCCTCGGGCGCTATGCTGTCGTGAAAACAGCCCGAACCTCCACTACCCTGACAAGCGCCTCTGCCACTGAGATAAAGATTGCCAAGGGACATCACTTCCTCCCTGGGGACTATATCGCTGCGGATACCGCTAAGGGGCAGAAAATCAAAACAGTCAATAAGCAAAACCCTGAGTATGACCTCCTGACTCTTGAGACGGCTTTAGGAGTGGAACTCCCTAAGGAAACACCGCTATTCCAGTCCAAGGGCAATGACCTCCTCCCCAAGGTAACCCCCGTGGCTTTGGCCTCCTACACCTACTTGGTGCCTATACGCGACAACCTTTTCTGTGCCGCTTGGGTGAGTTGCGTAGTGAGTGAAGCCCTCATGCCCCCTATGCCTAAAACCATCAAAGACGCCCTCAAAGGAGTTATCTTTTTATAATGATCAATTTTCAATGATTAATGATTAATTTTCAATGGTCAATGGTCAATGATCAATTTTCAATGGTCAATTTTCAATGGTCAATTTTCAATGGTCAATGATCAATGATTAATTTTCAATGGTCAATGTCCAATCATTAATCTTTAATCATTGTTCATTATTCATTGTTCATTAATCATTAATCATTGTTCTCTAATTATTAAAAAAAATGAATGCATCACTTATGACAGGTCTTAACCAGACCGATTTGCAAGCGGTTGTAGGCTCCTACAATCTCGAACAATATTATTATCCTACTCTTTTTCCTTTGCGAGAGGCTTCTACCCTTTCGTGGCGTATGCTTCAGGGGCAAGCAGGGCTAAAAGTAGCCGGAGATATCATCGCTCGTGGCGCTTCTATCCCTAAGAAAAACCGCAAAGGACTCTCTAAGCTCTCTGGGGATATCCCTAAGCTCTCCATCGCTCGCGAGAAGAATGAGGACGAACTCACTGAGTACGACCTAATGGTGGCTGCCTGTGGCGCCAACCCCGATATGCTCTCCCTTATCGAGTTCTGGGCTGATGACACCAAGGCCTGCTGGCATGGTATCGCTGCTCGTGCCGAATGGATGGCACTCCAACAGATTTCCTTAGGACGCTTCTCGCTGACTACCGAGAACAACGCTTCTGTAGTAAGTCAGTACGACTTGGATTACCAAATCCCTGCCGCTCAGAAAATAGGAGTAGAGGCCTCTTACAACAATAATACCACCGGAAAACCCCTCTCCAAGGACTTCATCAAGGCCTTGCGCTTAGGGCAACAGCTCCACGGGGTTTCTTACAAATATGCCTTTATGAACGTGGATACCTTCCTCAAGTTTGCCTCACAAGAGGAAGTAGGCAAGCGCTGTGCTCCCTATGCCAATGCTCCCCTTGCCGATGCTCCTGACCTGAGTACCGTCAATGCCTACCTTGCCAAGCATGCCGAGACTTATCGCGGTTTGCAGATCATCGTCATCGACCAGGAGATCTCCTTGCAATCCATCAGTGGGGAGACAAGAACGGGCAACCCCTTCGAGGACGACGTGATTCTCTTCTCCGAAAGCAAGGTCTTGGGCAACACTTACTGGAAAGCCCCTATCGACATGAAAATGACTTCCTCCCACGCCCTAAAGGTGCTCCACGGGCATACCCTCATCAAGAAGTATTCCGAAGAATCCCCTGTGCGCGAGGTCACCGAGGGTATCGCCAACCTCTTCCCTGCCTGGAACCTCGCCGCTCGCTCCATCCTTATGCAAACCAATAGCACCTCATGGAACAAGAACTAATGACCAATGCTCTATACCTGAGCCGCACCCTCTCGCCCTTAGGGATAGAGAAGGAAACCCTCGAGCTGCTTCTGCTCAAAGCGCAGCTATCTCCACAAGCCCCCGTGGAGATAGCCCGCTGCGACAGAGCCATCTACCAATTCTTCTCCTTGATACTGGCACCCGCCTCCCTGAAAAAAAGTGAAGGTGCCTACTCCCAAAGCTGGAACTTAGAAGCCCTCAAGGAGTACTACACCGCCCTATGCTATGAGCTGGGCGAGCGCAACATCCTCTTCCCCTCCCACGCCCCTAAACTCAACGATCAATCACAGATATGGTGAGGTCAGTGAACAGTGATCAGTTGTCAGTTGTCAGTGATCAGTTGTCAGTGATCAGTTGTTCACCGTTCTCTGTTCTCTGCTCTCTGTTCACTGCTCTCTGCTCTCTGCTCTCTGTTCACCGTTCTCTGTTCACCGTTCACTGTTCTCTGCTCTCTGTTCACTGCTCACTGTTTAAAATGCTTTACCCTCATTATCTTTTTCTTCTTACTCCTTCGCTCTCCCAGCAGCGGGATGATGGCACATGGACGGCGAGTACCCTCTCGCGCTCCTTTGCCTGTCGCTGCTTGCAGGAGGCCAATAGCAAGGGGCAGGAAGTACCTCTGGCCAATAGCCTCTACCATCATGTACAGACCGCCAATGCCTCCTTCCGCCGCTTCGCCTATGTGGTGTACCTCCCCCGTGATGCCCCACACATCCCCGAGGGCTCCCTTATCCTTATTGCCAACGACCCCGAAGGCAACGACCCCCGTAGCTGCTCCATCGTACAGAAATACGACCAAGGACAACTGCATAATAGAATCTTTTTATAATGATCAATGATCAATTTTTAATGTTCAATTGTTAATCATTATTCATTGTTCATTGTTCATTATTCATTGTTCATTAATCATTGTTCTCGTGACTTTCGAAATAGAAACCCACCTTTACCAGCTTCTTTCCACCCCTGAGGTAAGGAAGCGTCTTGGACTCAGCGGGGGCATTTACTTAGGCAATGACCGTCCTAATGACTCACAGAAGGAGGATATAGTCATCCAGTGTCTTGCCTGCCGCTACCTTCGCCCCAAGGGACAACCCCCGAGTGAGAAGCTACCTCCTCCCAGTGGACAGGCACAGATTCTCCTCTATGTCCCTGACCATTACGTATATATGGGGAGGATAGGCGCTCAATACGTATCCCCACGCTACCGCCTGAAAGAACTCTGCCAAGAGGTTATCAGCGCCCTACGTGCCTCATGGGTACAAGGAAACATACACTATATTATTGACAGACAAACTCTTACTTCTTTTGCAAAAATACACCAACATGCAGCCACTATCACCCTCCGTTTTTAAGAAACAATATCTCCCCTACGCTCTTGAGAGCGAACGACTTACGGGTATTTCCGCCCTATTTAGTCTTGCCCAAGCGGCACTGGAGACAGGCTGGGGCGCCCATACCCCCGGCAATATGTTCTTCGGCATCAAGGCCACCGCACTCACCCCTGACCACCTCAAGCAGCTGTTGCGCACCCAAGAGATACTCCCTAAGCCCGCTCGTAAGGGCGACTTCCCCGAGATTCTCAGCATCACCCCGCTGCCCAATGGCAAATACCTACACGTGGTCAAGGACTGGTTTCGCCGCTACGACTCCCCCGCCGAGAGCTTCCTGCACCACGCCCGCCTGCTCACTCGCAACCCTCGCTACCGCCAAGCACTCCTCCACCGCGAAGACCCTCTCGACTTTGCCCACTTCATCGCACAAGCAGGCTATGCCACCGACCCTGACTACGAAGGCAAACTGAGGAGAATCATATCAATGATCAATGAACAATGAGCAATGAGCAATGAACAATGATTAATGCACAATGAACAATGATTAAAAATTAATCATTGAACATTAAAAATTAAAAATTATTATGAAATTTTTCTTTTTCTCTCTTTTACTCCTTGTCAGCTGTAGGAGTGTCAAGAAAAGCCAAGAGCATACACAACTTTTCCAGCAACGTGATTCTGTGGAAGCCCATCACGAGTATAGGGGCGAGAGTCTCTTGCGGGAGTGGTATTCGCAAGAAATCGCCTTGGAGGTTGTCCCCATTGATAGCCTCGCCCCTGCTGCCTCGTCTTCGCCCCTGCCCCTCTCACCCGAGCCAGTGCCCTCCTTGTCCCTTTCGCCCCTGCCAGTGCCCTCCTTGCAAGGAGTGGTTATCTCCCAACAGAAGACAGCACAAGGGCAGACCCTTTCCATACAAGGGGCGAAGGTGCTAAAACTGCACTTTAGGGAGAAAACACTACAGGAGCAGCTCAAGGAGCATGAGCAGCGAACCACAGAGAAGCAGACCCACCAGAGACATATTCGGGACACCCACAAACAAACCTTTGATCTGAG